GAGAAGAGACTGATTCAGGCGTAGAGTTATTATAAAGGTCAGCTTCAACAAATCGGATAACTGGTTTTTCATAAACTCGACCAGTGAATCGAACCTTAACTGTAAAGTCGAGAGTGTAGATGAGTGTTCGACGAGTGACAAAATCACCTTCGTATGAATCTTCGAAGCTTGTGCCATTTAAAATGATAGGAACATCAACAGAATTACCTGGACCTTCCATATCCTTTATCGCAACAGTATATTCAGGAACGAATGTTGGAATTATTTGCTCGAAGATTTGAAGTGCATCATCTTGGTTTTTAGCTATGATATTAAGCTGGATTCCAATGTCGTATGGCACAGACTGTTTCAAGATTTTCTTTGTGCGTTGAGGACCATCTGGATGTGTACCACTACCTTCAAATCTTTTTACATTTAACTTGTTTAACGCGCTGGTTGTGTTCTTATCAATAGAAGTAATTTCAAAGCTCATTCGAGGTAGCTTAATCGCAATGCCCTTATCTGAAGCAGCTTCATTATCAGATTCGATGCGTGCAAGAAACTTCTTTATTGGACCATATGCTAGAGGCACTCGCGTTTCACCCAACCCTCTTCTAACAATCTTGATGTTGTTGAAAATGGTTCCGAAAACCGCAACAGTTTTCTTTAAAGTCTGGTTGTAAAAATGTACGCCGTCTAACATATTAAGTTATATTAATTTCTCCAAATGGATTCATCTCAGAGAAGTCTATGAAATTGTTGCCGATAGTTTCGAAGTCGATGTTTTGTGATTTAGGATCGTTATCGTCCATCGTATTAAAGCTATCGATACCTGTAATAGCATAAGAAGCAGAAGACTCCGCACCTATAATATTTCCTGGAGTAGTTCCAACCGTTGTTGAAAAGAGCGTGTTACTTCCGTCAGAAGCTTCTTGACTAGAGATATTAATTCTTCCATCACCAATAGTCGATACTTCTCCGGTGACTGTAACTCCAGTTGTTGTATTTGTCTGAGTAACATCTTCGCCAATTTGATATGTTCCGGAACCAGCACCTAATAAGATCTCTGTCTGAGATGCGTATTGTGTTTCGAAAGAATCAACTGACTCAATACCAGTGTCGAGAGCTTCATTACCGTACTCAAACAATTCACAGGTGAGTTTAAATGTAGGCAATCCCTTTAACTGATAGAACGGTGATTCATCTTCGACAAATCGAATTTCGAATAGACCATTTACGAGAGGAAAGTATATTAGATCGCCTTCCTGCGGGCGCGCCTCAGGCACTGGCTGGAATCTACCGACGAGTTGTTCCCATCTACGAGTAGATAGAACTAATGTCATTTGATCGCGTATTTCTACACCAAACTTAGAAAGCAAATCTCCGTCACCTTCAAATCCATCAGTACTTTCAAGATACATTTCAATTTGAAATGCCTCACCAAATTTGCTTAAAGCGTCCTCATTAAAGATTGCATTTGTATTAACGATCGTCCGAGGAATATAGTACACATCGTGCCCATAAATCTTAAGAGCTTCTATAGTAATATCTTCGTAGAGTCTTGTTTCGGACGTAGTGCCGTGACTAAAATATGTATTTCTTGGCATATCATTCTAACCGACGAAGAAGTCGATCGGCGCCTCATATGTAAGTTGCATCGTTTCTTCAATCTTCTCGATATCAGCAACCGCATCGTCATAGATCTGACGACCGTTAAGTGTAACTCCACCTGGTAAAACCATCCCTTCGAATTTGATAAGATTAGCTCCCCACTGTCTTTTAATTAAAGCGATAAGATATTTTTTGAGAAGCATATCGTTGTAAATAGCAGTGTATGTTTCAGGATCAAGAACGTCATAACCTTCAACGATAATGTAAATACCTTCTGTCAAATCATCTCCTTCGATGTATAGTCTATTCTGATGGCGAGAGAAGGATGATCTCTGTGACATGCCATTGACCTTTAAGTCAATCATTGCCATATACTGCTTAGTCATTTCGTAATCAATCAAACCACCTGGGTTTCTCAGATTGTACATATCATTAAAGTGCATCTGATAATCAACTGAAAACATTCCACTCTGTGAAGTCGATGTACCAATAGGAAAGATATTGTTTACAAATATCATTTGTTCGTCAACTGTAACATATCCATTAGTTACATCTTCAGCAGTAACCAAATGCTTACGATAGTTGCGAACGATCGAATCAGAATGATACTCTTGATAAAACTGCATAGCTTCATCTACGCGATCTTCAAGCTGATCTTCGTCAACATTGATCTCAATAACTGGCGCGCCGAGTGCTCTTAAAGCATAATCAATGAGTGTTTCTCTGGAATTTGGTTTAGCCATAACTCTATTTATACGCTGGTTACGCGAGGCGTAATATCAACTTGACCTTCTGTAACGCGAGTTACTATACTTGGACTATCACTAGTGAATACTTCTATATCATAGACATATCTTCCTGTTGCATATACTCGCTGAGGCATTCCAAGTAGCGAAGTTTGCTCAGCCGTTAAAGAAGCTATTAGTCTATTATTTTCAATATCAATTGTAATATCAAAACTTACCGAAGAGGATGATGTATAAGATTTGCGAATCTGACCTCTTGCACTGTAGTTAGTTAAATCTGTTATGCCTGATGTTGTATCATTGAGCTTTATCTCAAAAGAAAAGTCTGAACCTTGGTCGATGAATAAATTTTTATAAGTTGCCATATTCTATATTATATTTAAAATTGATTTGCACTAAAGGTAAATCCTTTATCGACCAGTGCCAAGATGGCATCAGCGATTGTAATATCAGCGTAAGGGGCGTATAGGTTGGTGCTAACGCTTATAACACCACCAGTATTATCTGCTAAAATCTCAGATCCAGCTTTAGAATTTGTGGCAAAATCTTTGAATACATGATAAAACGCCGTGAGTATTTTTAATTTTACTGCACCGTCATCATCATCTGGTCCACCTATATCAGTATGTGAAATATCAAATTTTGTTATGCTTTCAGGCACACTCCAATCTTCTGCAATATCAGTAGGTCCGCCGTCGCTTTGATATGATATATCGAATTCTTTTAATGCAATACAATCTACTAGTGTTGGGATAGGAGTAGGTGTCAATAAATTATTATTTGCCTGAAAGGTTTCTAACTTAGACAATTTTTCAAATCCAACTATATCAGTTAGATTTATACTGTTAGCGATGAATACGGTTAAATCAATAAACTTAGTTAAGTCTACCTTTCCGCCGAGTTTATTGTCTGAAGCTGATCCCAATCTTAATTCAGTTACATTCTCCGGATTTGTTAGTGAAATGCTTTTCATAATATTAGTCAGTATATATAATTCCTGTAGTCCACTCGTTTTCGTGATCAATCTCTTCTAAAGTCAATCCTTCTTGTTCGATAAACTCTAATACATCTGCTTCAGTGTCAGCAACAAAGAGATGATGAGCTGTCATAGCATTAATATAACCTTGCATAATTTCTTCGTGTATCTTAGTCACATTATTGTATATAACACCATACTCACCTTCTTGTATAATGATATTATTAATTGATTCGTGGTGTAAAGTGTGTGACATATTATAATAGTATTGTATCGAATCCTTTGCTAACGAGTGCAGTTTTAGCTTCTCCAACTGTTACATCGAAAGTAGGATCATTCAACGATGCGTTTGGGTCGATCAGTTCATTATCACCAATAGAGTTTCCATTACCATTCATTCGAATATAACCGTTCGTTATTGCAGGTTTATTATCGACAACATATGCTATATAAAATGCTAAGAGAGCACGAATAATATCGGCCTTTGGTATATTATTATTATTATGTATACGAAAGTTCGCTAATCCGGTATCATCAACAGCTGGGGTTGTAGGTGCATATACAACAAACGGGTCAGCTATTGAAGTAAAAGAGTTATTCTGACCGTAAAACCTTAATAATCTTTGTCTAATATTTCCAAATCGCAAACTTGGAATACTACCACTAAAATTACAATTGTCAAGATTAAGTCCATTCGCGTTGAGGTCGAAATCACTATTTAGAACTGTTCCCGAAAGATTCGGATTGTTAGCCACACTAAATTGTGCTAAGCCAGGTGGAAGTCTTCTCTCGTCATTGATCCCGCGTGGAATTTGACCAGTGATACCGCTATTTCCTAGTAGCAGTTGAATTAAAGTATCAGGTAAATTATCAGGAATTGCACCTAAACTCACTGTACTATCCTGTAAATACAATCGCTTTAAAACAGGATAATTGCTTGTATCTGGAAAAGAACTAAGAGCATTACCTTTTAATTCTATTTTATCAAGTGTAGTCTTTCCAGTGGGGTTAGTGTCTATAAAATTCTCAACGCTGTGGCCATTACAATAAAACTCAGTAAGATTATTATATTCAGTAATATCTATTGTGCCGCCTAAAGAGTCATTACCACTTGCACCAAAGTTGATTATGCTGACATCGTCTTTAGGCGAAACTACCTCAATCGCTTTGATACCTGTATTAGCATTAATAGTATGATCAATGTCTGTTGAATCATTTGCTAAATTAATTTTCCCATCGCCCCAATTGATTGTCACACCATCACCAGAAATAGAAAGCGCTTCGAAATCTGTGAATGTTACATTAACAGTATTGAGAGGATGTACCCATAAACCAGTGTCGTAATAACGTTTCCATACTAGAGTATCTCCAGAATAAACGAAATCTGCGGGAGTGTCTCCACTTCCAACGTCAAGTGTTGATTTTGATATCATAGTGATGTACTATGGAGTAACGATGTAAAGTGTATTAGTATCTGGTGTAAAAGCCCCGTCGTCATAAGCAGTCTGCGTTATCTTGACAATATTATCATAATCTGCGCTGGACGGTTTAGTATCAAGAAAAGTATCTGTTTGAGCCTTAGTGTAAGTAGTCGACTTATCAGCCTTACCAGTAGTAGCATCATCTAAGTAAGTTCTAGTGTAAGTAGTCGACTTATCAGCCTTACCAGTAGTAGCATCATCTAAGTAAGTTCTAGTATAGTAATTATCAAGAATATTCGCGTTATTTTCCAACGCAGCAGAGAGTTCACCCAATGTATCAAGCGCGTCACCCGCGCCACCAATAAGATCTGCCACCGCTGTTTTTACAAATGCTGTAGTAGCGATCTGTGTAGTGTTGACTGTTTGTTCTGCAGTAGGAGCGAGTGGTATACCGGTGAATTCAGGACTAGTAAAAAGTGTGGCTTCATCATTCGGCACCCAAGTTAGATCATGCAATGTATACGACTCATCGTCTCCTGGTATTGCGCCAGCATTTAATTTTAATAGTTGTGAAGATGTTACAAAGTGTGGATTATTATAAGTAACGCCGTGTTGAGTAATACCACTTGTTTCAAATACATTTGCGACAGTATCAATAGTATTTTGAGCAATAGCCGCATCGCTTTCGAGTTTACCTATGCGATTCTCATATGCAGTATCACCAATTTTAGCAACTATATTATTAGTATTCTTAATATAAGCCTTACCATCATAATAATTAATCGCAAGTTCACCGAACGTTAAACTACCTGGTTGAGGTATAACATCAGGAGCTTCGCTCTTTGTGTGAATGATTTTTGAATATGCCATATCTCTTATTTATCTTATTGTATTCGCTGTTTTTCAATGTAGGTAATAAGCGGTGTTATAACCGTGTCAGTAAGTGTTTTAGTCTGCATTTGACTTCCATCACCCATCCAAACAATATTACCCTTAACTCCTGAATTGAGATGACCGGATTTACCATGCCAAAAGTGTATTGATGATTCGTTAGTTGGATTTAACACAGATTGCAATAATGGTATACCATTGGAAGAGCTATTCTTAATTTGCGCACCAAATGCAATATATGGTCTGGAAATACCAGCATTTCTAGTATTCAGTACTATTCCAGCATTAACACCCGCCGCATCTGTATCTACAAACCCATTTGTTGAGATCCCGAGTTGATAAGGATCTGAATCCTGCCAATTGTAACCATTTGCGCCCTCAAATTCTGAGCTTCCCTTAATACCACCAAGCTCAGCGATAATGCCGTCAAGACCATTATTAAAAGTATATTCACCTGAATTATCCATTACAGCGTATGCTTCTTGATTAATAAAAAGAGTACCACCATTTATAACAAAGTCTTTAATCCCAGCGAGCGCGGCAGGAGTCAATTCTGGGCTATTGCTATATGATGAGCCCACGCCAGCCCACGGACCCTGTTTTCCTAAAGATAAGTAATTTACTCCGGACGTAATCATGCTCGCATCAAATCCGATATGACTCGAGCTAGTAAAAGCACCAACATTATGTGTTGGAGTATTGGCAGTGCCGTAACTAGTAATGCTACTGTAGCTAGCTTGGGTCCTTGCAAAGGCGTAGTCGCTATTATCATATAGGATTATAATATCGAAGATGTCTACACCAGGTAAAGGTGTACCAGTTATCACCGGCTGGATATCTTCTACTGGTATCTGCGCAACTGTTGTTGTTGTTACTGGGGTTTCTACTGCATTATAATACCAAAAACCATTAATCACTACCTTACGCATTGCATTTGGATATGCCGATCCAGCCTTATTAGATTTAAATGTAACATATGATCCACTCACTGGAAGAAGTACTGATGCTGAACCTCCGCAATCACCGGACAGCGCCCCATGAGAACCCTGTACTTCCCTATATACAGAATCTGGATATTTATAGGAAGTATTAGTGTCGTGCCCGCCGCTGCCGTAGTTGGATATTGTAGCATCTACCGCATAAACTCTAGCTGCATCAGCGGTGCTAAGACCTGTAAGAGTTTTAATATCAAAGGAAAACGCCGTGTTCGCTGTATAATCTGATTTAACCGCTGCAGTACCAGTAGCAACTGCGAATCTTGGAAAGGTAGTTGTATTAATGTTGTTGACGGCAGCAAAGGTCTTATCGACATATTCTTTTGTTATAAGCTCGTTGTTATTAATGCCATCTGCCTGCAATGCAACTCCACTTGGTTTAAGTGTCATTACACTCTTTGTTGTAGCACCATTCTTACGATTAAATTGTAAATTCCCGTTGTTCTTCTTAATGGTCCAAGTGTCAGAACCAGTTATATCAGGAAGATTGATTGATCGGCCTTTAGATGTTATATCATCAGCAACTTCTAATTTACCTCTAATATCAGTGTCTCCATTTGTAGCCTTCACTACAAAGACCGGCTTGTCGATAGTTGCGTGTGTATTGTACACGCTTATCGCGTGTTCATCATCGTTAGTATCAGTAACATCGATAAGAATACCTCCACCATCACCACTGCGTGTAGTTGTAAATGTAGATACAAAGTGCTTGGTACTTGTCGGGTAAAGAGTGTCTGCAAAGTTGCGACCAGTAATAGGTTGTGCTCCAGTATGATTGTGAACTTCGTTCAGTAGTCCTCCAGTGACATCGTCAACATATTTCTTATTTACGAGTGTTGTATCAACAAGCTCAGTAGGCATAGTGTAACTTATACCCTTCGAAAAGGAGACCTTTGCATCGCGCCCAATCTCAATTGCTGGTACAATAACACCACTTGCATTTTCAGGTCCGATCCTTAGTGTATCACCAACTGTATCTCGAGAAATACTAAACTTCTTCGAGACTAAATCGTTGTTGCAGAAGGTAAGCTGTGGTAAACCAGTATCATTACCAGTAACAATAAATTTATCATTAGATCTAACCGATCCATCTACGTGTAAAAGATGTGTAGGATTTGTTAGTCCTATACCCAATCTTCCATTTTCATCGAATCGTGCATTTTCGAAAACAGTATAGAGTGCATCATCAGTATCAGTTGCTCGTAAGAAAGCTATCTGACCAGTCGCGTTAGCTCCATTAATGAACTTGATCGCAGCAGCACCGCGTTGATTAGTGCCCTTTCCGTATGAAGTGCTTGCAACTTCTTGAATTCTAGTTTGGAAATAATATGGCACACCAATCAGGTTTCCGTTTGACACTGAGTCTCCCCAAATACCTATGGCATTTCCTATATCAATACCACCATCCATAGCGACAAGCGTCGGTACAACGCTTGCAAATGTACCGTCGATTGGTGTTGTGCCTAAGACGTTAAAAAAGTTATAGTTTACATTCCAATTTGGTGCGTATCCACCATCGGTCGAAAATGATGCTTTAACATCAGTCTTATTCGATGTAGCAATTATCCTTTCTCCAATCTTTATAACGAAAGCTAAGCCGTGTGGTCCTCCAGTATTAATAGCTTCTACACCGATTCTATCATTACCAGTAATAGTAAACGTATGCTTACCGGCAATTCGCCAATCAACTCCAGTGCCGATTAAATTTTCATTATGATAAAGTTTATATTGATCATCGCATACTATATAAACAGTTGCTTCTTTTCCAATATCGCTGTCTTGTTCACCTGTAAGTTTTAGATTGCCGCCTATAAGTGTATCTTGTTGTGATGTAGTTAAGAAACCATATGCGCGAGATGCTACATCATATTGATTAACTTGAATACCACCTCTAAATTTTGCTGATATCGAATTATCAGAAGCGCCTTTCACGTCAAGCTTTACTCCACCCGCCAAGTTTCCTCCGCCAAGACCTAATGATCCAGAAGAAAGCATCTTACCATTGTTATAAAACTTCAGTATAGGAGTATTAGTATACGTACTCGATTGACCATTCCACTTGGAGCTTGTTATACTAAACGTTCCTCCAGCGCTATTTTGAGTATTGAGTAACCACCTATGAGTAGAATTTGCTATAGGTCGAAGTGAAATAGTACCAGCATCTCCATCAAGAGCAACATGGCCAACATCAACTTGTTTGTTACCTACGCATAAGTCCCAATCAGGATTTTCGATACGAATACCAATTTTTCCAGTGGTATATAACTCACCGTCAATATCAGTATCCTTAAGAAGAGATACTTTGGCGGTTGTTAATGCTAAAATTTCGTCGAGGTCGTATGATGAAGAATTTGCTACAACGCTGTCAAGCAATCGGAAACTCATGCGCGCTGAATCGTTATCCACTTCGCATCGAATTCTTCCTGATGAACCACCAATTGTTGGCTTACCGCTATTGTGATTGAACGCGACAGCCGCGTTTCCATGTCCATCATTAGTAGTAAGAGCTACTCCGCCAGTTTCTCTGCCGCTTTCAATCCAACCGCTCGACACTATATTTCCAGCGACGTCTAATTTTTGTGTAGGAGAATTTGTTGCAATACCAATATTACCAGATCTAGTAATTCTTAAACGTTCAGCTGAATTGTTTCCTGAACCTGCATGAAACACCATCGCATCTTGTGGATTTAGATAATGAATCTTACCAGAGTCGTTTTTATCGCTGTCACCAAACTGTATTCCAGCATGGCTATTTTTTGGTCCAATTATACTTAACTCAGGAGCGTATCTATTATTTACAATAGATAGTAAAGTCTGCGGATTCGATGTACCAATACCTACATTACCGTCAGAGGTGATACGCATCTTTTCAACAATAGGCTTCTGATTTTTTCCAGTATAAAATACTAAAGATGCGTCTGGTACAGCGTTACTATCGTCTTCACTGATAGAAGCAATTCGAGATGAAAGCCACGTATTTTCAGGGCCGACGTTATCGTATACACCAGGTTCAGCAGCAGTTGTGTCTGCATTATAAAAGTCGATAGCAACACCGCTTCCTTTATGGCCGTCATCCTTAGCACCAGCAAATACCGATGAATTTGTAACCTTCAACTCCAACATTGGAGTCACTTCATTTCGTGTATACTCCTGTGTCCATATCGACCTTTTTGTAAAAGTCTTTATTCCACTGACTGTTTGGTCACCAGTGAGTGTTACTACAATATCGTTAATATTATCAAGGTAGTCGTATATGCCAGTCAAGTTTACCTTAATTGAATTCGTCTTAAGACGCCATTCATTAAATGTATCAGTTTCGTATACGTCTGTAAAAAGTGGTAATCTATCTGCCATAACTCTATTTATCTAATTTTTCAATAAGTATTTTAACTAAATCCTTTAACTCTGATACTTCAGTTTGCAATCCATTTATTTCACTTGCTACTTTCTTACTATAATTCTTCCGCAATAACGCGGCTTTATACGCAGCAGTATCGTTATTTAATATTGCATATGTTTTATTATCTCTTTCGAGAGAGTCGTTTCCTTCTACAGTTAATCTCATACTAAACAGTCGCAATAGATCTAAAGTCCTGCACTGAAGGCACAAGAGCGTGATCATCAGAAACTAATACTATCTTAACTTGAAAAGATGTAAAAAGTGCAGCGTCTGCATCATCTACAGAAAAATCTTTTACATATTGAATCTCTGCAAATTCTCCTCGGCTTAAAAGCGGTATCGTAACACCTGTCGGCGGATTAAGCCTTTCAAAAGGGAGGTCCTCTATATTATCTTCTGATCTCTTAAATCGAGCATACACTAATACATTACTGTTAGCATATGGCCTATTGATATTTAGATAAGTATCTAATCTATCAGAAGGATTATTTAGAATAACCTCCTTTGTCATATAGACCGCAGTTGCATTACCATGACCTGCTGATATTTCTGAATCCGCTCCATCCTGAAATACACTATCTGTAGTTGTAGTTAATGCATCTCCTTCTGGTCCAATAACATTCTTAACAGCAATAAGTGAAATGCGGTCTAGATCAACGATTGGTGTAATCTTCTCATCATTACTTTTCAGAGTAATTTTAAGCTGAACGCCTGAGTTGCTTGTAATTGGTGTTACTGTAGATACATAATGATTCTCGTTTGGTGCAATAACTTCCCATTGGGCATCCGCGCCGATTTTAATTTCATATGAAATATCAGTTTCTGGATGATCTATAAAATCAGTGTTCAGTTGAATCTGTGAGAACTCGAGAGGACCATCACTCTCGTCATCCACTGCATCTGAAATTCCAACAGCATTTAATATAATAGATCCTTCACTTTGATATGTTGCTCTTCGAACAACCATCTTGAAGTCTTTCATTTGATCCGCTGACCAAGTAGAAGCATTCTGTGATTTAAAAGATACTCCCAAAAATGGGTTCTTAGAGATAAACTCACCAGTAGTAACATCATTTTTACCTACTTCAGACAACCACTGACGATAGTGCGATGAATTCGATTCAGTAACAATGGCGTATTCCATTCCGTATTGAAGATAGATTGGAGAATCAAATTCGAATGTTGTTGCTGCCGTAGCATCAGAACTAGTAGCTACTTCATCTGGTTGTTTAGTAACATCACTTAGCGGGACTCTACGTTGAGTAGGATATCCATTTTCCATTTCAACTAGATACATCTTAATAGGAATATTCTTTTCCGAAACGTGACTGAAATATAAATCAACTGAATGAATATAAATGCCAGTTGGGTTTTCTCCAATAATAAATGATTGCGCTAATGGATCATACCATCGTGTTCTACTCACTGCAGTACTTGTTTGAAGTCTTGATTGAGTAACACGCTGTTGTCTTCTAATAACTGATCGAGTAGTAATAAGCGTTCGTTGCTTAGTTTGAACCTTACCTAATGCGGTATATACTGCATCTGCACTCGTTGTTGCGCCTGGATCTGTTGCTGATACTCCATCAGTCAATACAACTGATCTTTCACCTATAGGGAACTGGTATTCTGAATTATTTGGTACAACAAACCAACCGCATATATCTCCTCTAAAATTGGTAACAATATCCGCTCCCTCTGTCCCAGCACCAGCCGGTGTAAGATCGTTATGATAAGTCCTTACACTAGCATTTTCAGACCATTCTTTATAATCGGTTTCATCAACTGCAGTTGCATATTTTGTGATATCCTTTCCGTCAAAAAATACTCTTAATTTTGTATTAGGTTTAAATAGCTTACCTTTAAAATAAACTTTACGAGCTCTAATGAATGGTACAAAACTTACATCAATCACTCTATCATCTGCAACTCGAGTAACGCTACTTATTGCAGCAACGGTTCTACTTCCAGTGCGGATTTGTTGTGATTGAGTAGTCGTTGTTGTAACTCTACGAATCGGGAATCGGCGAGGAGCTCTTTCGATAGTCCTTGTAACAGCTGGTGTTCCAGTCCAAGCGGTTTGCCAAGAATTCCACTGAGTTCCCAATTGATTAATACGATTAACTTGGGCCCGAAGATCAGCGAGATTTCCTCCAACCTCATTTACAATATTAGGTGCTCTTCGCGTTTCCATCCACTCGTCTGAAGATGGAGAAAGCTTAAATGATCCTAACCACGTTGCAACATCGTATGGATTAACACTGATTGATACTGCAGCCTTTTGTTGATCGATCCATGCAAAACCACTTTCGTATTCTAGTGTCGCTAATCCATCGTTAACTGCGACATTTACAGTATCTCCGGTTATAGTGCTGCGTGTGAATGGTACACTTCGATTCTCAAAGTACGGTCTAAGAACCGGATTTTGAGGACTCATTGAACAATTATAATTGGCATCAAGGACATTCCCAATATTATGACCTCTAAAACTATCTACGATAATTCCATTTTTAAATCTATCGTACGGCGTACTTCCACTATCGTCAACAATCTGTTTACAACATGCTTCTTTTTCTAGCATAGATAGTGTAGTATATTGTTCTAAACTATTTATTCTAGAACTTAAGGTGCCGATATCACGCATCGTATATCTCCTATTATCAACATAGAGTGTATCAATATGAGTATGACAGAATGTATAAGCTGGAATATATAGCGTATAAAGATGCATTGCATCAGCTGGAACTGCAGGCTCTTCAGGAAATACTTCAGGAATTCCAGTAATTAACTTAAACTCAGAATTTCGTGTAACAACCAGTTTGTCGATTCTTGACAGATAATATCTGATTTGAGAATCAATAGTACTATTAGGATCTAAGTGTGTGCCTGAGTCACCTCCTCCCAATCTTGGTCTAAAATCAAGCGAATCAGAAAGACGCATGTCTTTATAGATGGGGATTTCGTCATATTCAACACCTGAATATGAACTAACTGAGAAATAGTCTCCAGTACCATGAACAAAATATGTATATGTTATTTTAAGTCCACCTGTACCTGCACCCGCGGCCGTAAGGCCTTCACCGATATACTTAACTCGACCTTTCTTATAACAACCATCTCTTTGACCATTATCAAGAACTAAATCAGTTAAAGAAATAGGCATACCAGCAAAATCTTCTGCAGATGTTATTGCAATAATATCATGATGATCCAAATCAAACTCGGCCCCAGCTGCAACATCTGTGTTCTCTGCCACTAATACTTTGTCGGTGATCGTAGCTTTAGTTTTACTCTTTAGGTCTAGTCTAGCTCTGTATGAAGCTATAACTTTCGTTCCTATAGCGGTCGCTATATTTTCTGTGGTTGTAATAGTGACACTGTCATTATTAACGCTTCTCGCTGTGCTGGCTGTGGTATATACAGTGCCGTCGCCATCAATAACGATGTATGAATCAGCACCAAGTTCTTCAAACTTCGCGTCAGTTTCACCAGACACGCTTATAACTACGGTATCTCCCACGGTTGATGTTGGATCAAATACTCTTCTATTTGTAAACTCAATATCACCCGTAGAACTTTTAACGTGTTCAATATAATCTGCAGGAAGCGGATAAATGGATTTGTTATATTCTGTATCGTATAATGTAGCATCTGCAACTGTGTATACAAAGGTTCCTTGTTCAATAGTAGCTGCGCCATCCAAAGAAGTAACTCCACTTGCAAACTGAATATCATACACATATAACTTAAGTTGACTACCACCAGTATTCTCTAAAGAACGAAATCTGCATGTAGCCAGCGTTGTCGGCGTTCCGTCTTTAATAGTAGCCACGTCATCTACATCAAATGAAGGTGCTCCAGTAAATGTTCCGAGAATATAAGATCCAAGTAGAGCATTGCTATAAACTTGTTTGTATTCAGATGTTTTTCTGGCCTTTTCGGCTGTAACATAAACCTTTTCGGGCTCAGCGACTCGATATCCATCAACATATGATATAGATGGTTCGACACCAACTACAAATCGTGTTTTACCAAATTTAATTCTATCTGCCTCACTTTTTTCAGCTAAAGAACCAGAAGAAACTTCAGAAATGTCATTATCAGGAATTATCTCAGAAACATCTGCCATTTCTGCAGCGCTATATAAACCACGATCACATAAATCATCACTAGTAACATCATTATAAAATCCAGTGATATCAATACCATACGGGTTTAAAGCGTAATCTCCACTTTCCTCGCGCGTACGAGTTGCTAATACATCAGTTATTCCACTAAATTCTGGTCGAGCGACTTGAACAACTGCACTATCATCAACTTCTAAAAGAGGAAGTGTATCACCAATGTAGCTATCCCTATCATAAATATTTTCATGAGCTGCAACGAACGCTTGATCATTGTCAGAAGTATTTTTACTTAAGATTAGTAACTCAAGTGTAATCGTATATCTATCTGCACCTGGAGCATTTTCATTTGGATAACTAGTAACGTTATCTAGCAAAGATCTATCGCTCTGAAAATTTACAATTTTTTCAGTAACCGCAAAAACAAGTTTAGCGTTGATAAGATAGTCTAATGATGGTAAGCTAGAATAGAGCGACTGCGCTTCGGCATAAACAAACGATCCTTTAACAAAAAATACACCCTCGTCTATTTGAGCGTGAATAGCCTTACCTGTACCGTTTACAACAACTTTACCAAAATCTTGGCCTGCACTATATTCGGTCTCGGTATTACTAATAATTATATCTTCAGCAAAATCGATAGTTTGTTCATCGGAAAACGATTGTACATTTTCACCAGCCTCGTCTTGTGCCGAATTAATATACTTAATAAAGAATCTATATCGATTTAATTCTGGAAGAGCTTGATAGTGCAATACTTCAGCATTAATAAAAACTTGCTCGGCTGGATTATACTCCAGACGAAGTTCTTTAACCAAATCAAGATGTGGAATAATTCCGTCATCTCCTAGTATTTGGACATCAATATCAATATCAACATAGTTTAAGTTTCTTTCTAATTTAGCTACTGTTGCTAATTCTGGAACTGGTCCTTCTTTAAAAACACCGCGACCAACTTTGTCAATCTGATTCTGCAGAATAGACTGCATTTGGTTGAGCTCACGTACTTGAACGCTTACACCAGGCTTAAAAAGAATTCTTAGAAAATTCTTCTCTTCTGCAGTTTTATTGTTTTGGTTTGAATCTTTTAAACCAAAGTCGTCGACGTACGGTACCGCACTGTATGTTTTAATTGCCATTAGAATTGGATAACTAGTTTAACTTCGTCGGTTTGATTATAATTTCTATTTATGGGTTTACGATTCTCATAAAAAATAAGTTCACCTGTTTCAGATACGTACTCTGGTTCATGTACTGATTGGACATTATATAAGACACCATCACTAAATCCACTAACAGCTGTAATCTTAAGATCATCTCCACCATTTGGACTTGCTTCGAATCTTTTGAAGTTTACACGAGGATCTGAATTCTGGTGATAGTATACTCTTTCATCTATATTATCAACATAGTCTAACCAAGCCTTTGCTCCAGTACTGATTTGTTCTATAATAAAATCTCGGCCAATATACTCTGAAGTCAGCGAGTTGGCTGCCAATTTGATATATTTAAGAGCATCATATGCTTCATCTTGTGAATAGAAACCATTTAAGGTACTATCTAAATCATTTTCGATCGCTAACTGAGCAGCTGTATCTCCCGCCGCGGCGACTTCGGCATCTGTGAAACTTCTTAGAGGATTTTTGACTAAACTAATTTGGCGAACATCGACCATAAAGCTAGTAGGAGCTTCAGTGTCGACATCTCCAATAAAGTCAACCGATATTCCAGCATAATATGATGGAAGATCATTGTCTGGATATCGACCAAGGCCTTCATACGGTAATACTAATGGAATAATTTTAATTGTTTCACTGATCTCTCCATTGATTTTAGCTTGAACCGAAGCGCTTAAGTAACCTGTCTTCCAGGCCGGAATGTCACCATTGCTAGGATAAACATAACGAATACTTGAAATTCCGTTAGTATCGAACGTCACATCAAAATCTTCAGAGGTGGTGTTGGGCGTTGTGTTGTATATATATAGTCCGTTAGCATCACCGCCGGCTGATGGCACAGGAACTCTTACGCTACTATCAGTCGATGATAGTGTAGTACCGATTAGTTCGAGAGTTAATCCAGCTTCAGCAGTAATATTGGCACCCCCACCATCAATGATCTTAAACCCATAAACTAAACCTCCAGTACTATTTGCAATAGTCGCAAGTGGAGCACCCAGATCGTCTAGAGTTGGATACATATAATCAACAAATTGATCAGTATAAAAATTTGAATCTTCATCTAAAGATGTAACATATGCCCATATATAATCATCGCTCAACTTAGCAGGAATATGATAACTTAATTCATCTGCGCCATCACCGCTCGGAATAGCAACAGTTGACTCAATAATATCTCCAGAATCATTAACATTTGATAGACACATATAGATTCTATCATTTGATGTTATATAACATGGATAATGTGCAATGCCGTCTATTGTTTCATATTCAAAACACTTTGAATCAGTCGGATCATATATTTTATAGATGCGATTGTAAGACCAATTGTTTCTAGGAATAACGCTATAAACGTCATCTGGTTGGGCCTTTACTAGAACCATAAGATTCTTAAGGACGTCTGTCTTTTCAGCAGCAGTGTCATTTGGAAGAGGAGCAGAAAATGCCCTACTATACTCACTGACTTCGTTGCCAAGTGGATCAACGGTTGATTTCCAACTATCTGTCTTACCTAGACCGACAAAATAATTATCATCTTCGCTTGTTTTAATGTCTGTCGAAAAAAGTCTTCTAGAGTTCTTTCGGAATTCGGATGTTATAATTGCTGCCATAGTGTTATTTATATAAGTTTAAATTGAATAGTATCACTATACTAGATTAAAATAATCTGGTATCATTAATACCAACCATGTTTGTTTTGAACTGGAAGGTTGTTTACGGTGAACATCACCCGTATTAAATTCAATCGCGCTGTACTGTGGAACTTTCATAACACCGTCTTTAAATTCAATTGAATTACCACTTGTTAGTGCGATTGAAAAGAACTTTGCAACTGTGTTTTGTTTCCATAACTCTATTTCACTCCATTCTAAAAAGTCTCCAGGATTAAATTCTAAAATCGACGCTGTAAGGACCTTGTCCTTTAAGTTAATCTTCGCTGTTAAATTTTCAATAGAATCAAATAATGCGGAATGTTGCAATATTTTTCTGTATGGAATAAAATGAAATTCAGATTTATTACCCAGGCTATCGTGGACAAATCCACGGTTTCTATCGCCTGAATTAACACGGTTTAGACCAGCATGCACTGCGTTAGAATAAACGAGTTGGCACTCTGTTTCTATATTAGTAAATGTGTGTATTTTTCTTTTCATGATCTTAAAATATTAATACTAAACTATATCGATTAGTAGTAACTGCCGGTACCCAATGAATAGGTGTTGTGCCCTCGAAATGATAACCATATCCTTTCTTATCTCTAAATATTTCAATTCTTCCTGCTTTATGTGCTTCTTCTATATTTATATTATTATGATAAACATCTGGATCTCCAAAAATTAAACAGTTATCATCATTCGTTTGTAGTGGAATACATATTGTATGAAATGTAA